AGTGAAGTTATTATCTATATCTTTGACATCAAAGTATACATTCTCAAAGTAACACAGCTGCTCTTTGATCTTACGTCTGAAGTCATACTCATCATAAGATTTAACAGGTATGATTACCTTAACACCATTACGTTCGTTAGTAGGCTTAGAGTATAAGAGATCAATTGTGTTTACATCTTCACCCTCATACATCATATACTTACGCTCCATTCCATGCTTTCTAGCTATGAAATAGAAACTAGAACAATAAGCTAGTGGTGCTTTGAATCCTAGGCCCATCATACCAAGCTCGTTTTCACTATCACGCTTGGTTGATTTACCATACTTACTAATGATGTTCTCAACATCTTGATGGTTCAGACCTATACCGAAATCCTCAACGCTAAACTCCCATCCTGTATCTACTACACGTAGAGATACTATGATAGGATCTGTTACACCAGCTCTTCTGTGGCTGTCTAGTGCATTACTTGCACATTCTCTAACGGCAGAACCCACCTCATCAGAATACAGATTCTTACTCAACATCTGCATTAAGACTTGAGCTGATTCCATGTCTAATGACATCTTGGTGCTGCCTTGCGTTTCTCCACTTTGGAGAACTTTTGCTTCTTTCTGTTTTTTAATTATCATATTTATTAATTTAATTGTTAATCGCAGTTAAAGTAGTCATCATCTACCTTAGTGTTGTCTACTACAGCTGCTTGTTTAATCCTGTAGATATTCTTGAAATTAAAGTCAAACTTCTCTATCGGATCGTTTTCATTAGGCATTCTAAATTCAATTTCCTTGTAGGTATATTGTTTATTGTTATATGTATTTGTAGAAGTTCTAGTATTTACAGGTCTTCTACACTTCACTGCAATATATCTAACCCTACCTTTACTCCAGTGACTACTATACTGGTGTCTCTGTGCACTAGGGCGTGGGTCTTCTACCAGCTGAAATATACACTGGTCTGCTCCTGAGTTTGTAAGTACAACATCACCCTTCTTGAGGAGCCCAAGGTCGGTGATGAGGTTCTGTTCTATATTCATAATTTTAATTGTTAAAAAGGAGCTTCAGCATCTTTAAGCCATTCGATACTAAAGCCATTGTTTTGTAGTAATAATTGATCTATTTTACTGAATACTCCTTCAGAGTCCCAGTCTATACCTTTGTATGATGCACTGGCTGGGTGCGATACAACAAAGGAGTGTGAGAATATTCCCATATACTTTTGGTATTTACCTGCATCTTTACCTAGAAAGACTACAGGTACACCTAGTGGTACAAGTATATTCTCAAACAAGTATTTAATAAATGGTTCCCACATCTCAAGGTGAGAACCAGCTTTATTCTTCTCAACCGTGAGAGAAGCATTAAGTAAAAGTACACCTTGTTTAGCTAGATAAGCTAGATCAGGTGTAGCGTCATAACTAAGGTTAAGACCTCTATGAAACTCAGTTTCAAATGCTTTGTATAATTGCTTCAACGATGGTTGAATGTATCCTGTAACTGAACAGCTCATCATAAGACCGTCCGCTACAGGTAGGTTGTTCTTAAATGTATGATATGGACACATGCCCATCATCACAAACTTAAGTTCATCCATAGGTGTGAGCTTGAATGCTCTCCACACATCACTAGAGAGAGGAGCAATCAGCTTCCCTCTCTTGCTTTCCTTCTTTAGATATGCATAGATTGCTTGACATTCGTCTGTCTCAACGAATGGTTTCATCTTAGCATGCCAAGAAGGATGAAAGTTATCTTTAAATTTATCCCAATTCATCTTTTATTGATTTTATCCAGGTTCCTAATTGTGTTCGTGGTTTCCAGTTAAGCCAGTACTTTGCAGACTCTATCTGTCCTACCGATCTTTTGACTTCTCTTCTAGCTTTGATAAATTTTATGTCATCACTAAAAGCTTTTGCAATATTTAATATTTGAACTTCTATACCTGATGCTATGTTCCAGGTACCATTGCTACCAATAGCTGCATATACTGCTGATACTACATCACCAACATAAACAAAGTCTCTAGTCTGTAGACCATCTCCTGTAACAGTTAATGGTTTCTTATTTTCATATTGCTTTTTAAAGATAGGTATGGCTGATAAGTAACCACCGGTATCTCTTTGTCCTTCCCCATATACATTGAAGAATCTAAGTATGGATACATCCACATCCTTATATCTCCTGACCATAAACTCCATCAATGCTTTAGATGATGCATATGGTGACTCAGGATATATATTAGCTTCTTCTGTAATAGGCATCTCGATTGCACTACCATACACTGCAGCTGTAGATGCTACAACAAAGTTGCTACATCCACACCCTATGGCCCATTTAAAGAGTTTATCTGTACCATATGCTATCTCGTTATAATACTTGATAGGTTCTTTGATACTCTCTTCAACGGACACAGGGGCTGCTAAGTGTATAAGTGCATCGAATTCTATACAATCAGGGAATGATTCCTCACCCCCTATTGTACAGACATGTAAAGACTCTATACCGGTAGCTATATTATCTACAGTACCAGTGGAGAAGTTGTCTAAAACAACAACAGTATGACCTTTGTCTAATAGATCTTTTACTACATGACTTCCTATGAAGCCTGCTCCTCCTGTGACTACTATTCTCATTAGTTAATACAAACTACATCACCTTCGTCTGGCTTGATATCAGCTGATTCAATAACTATGTAGTTATTATCCAGCCCCTCACTAAGCATTATACTAGGTGTGAAATTTACTTTCTGGTAACTATTACCTTCGTCATCAGATGAATAGATTACTGTGTAGTGTTCTATCTCTGGATTACGTTTTAACATGTCCACTAATGTTTGGACGTACACTCTTAAAGTCATAATTATATATTTTCGTTAAACATATCTAGTTGCTGCATCTGATTAGATTGCACCTCTAGAACCATTTTCTCATGTTCCAACTCAGCTTGTTCTGCAAAGAAGTTATGACACTTGATATGATCTCTCATCCATCTGTCTGGATGTATCTCCTTCATTGCAAAAGTTGTATAGTTATACAGCTCCCATAATGTATTAGGTGCACCATAGTCATGTGTAGGATTATTAAACTCTCTTTGAATAATATTCAACTGAGTAGATTGTAAGAACTTCTCATGTGCAAACATGCGTCCTAACAATTCAGACCTACGCTCTTTAGATATCTCATGAGCTCTAAATGCCTCACGATCTTGTTGCATCTTTGTAAATGCACTACCTGCTGACTTAATGTACTCTGTAATAGCTGCAGGTGCAAAGTCCTGAATAGTACCTTTATGCATACGCTTGAATGAACCGTGATCTCCTGATACCATACCATTGCTACATACAAATACTTGTACACCTATAGCAAACTTCAGTGATGTACTCTTATCATAACTGTTCTGCCAAACAACTTGTAGTTGCATGTCATCATCTTTTACATTTTTAATAGTGTATCTACCTGTAGCTACGTCACCATTTCTACCGGTTAGATAGTTCTCCTTATCAATGTCAAATCCTGATTGATAAACACTTTCTAGTGTTAGATCCACCAGCTGTCTATGACTGATTGGTTTATAAGTTGTAGTCTGTGGAGGCACTTGTGCTGTTAGCATAATGTCCTTTGCTGACTTACTTGTTTTTACTGTTTCTGTATTCATTTTATTATTGATTTATTTATTAAGTATTCTTCTATGACTTTTAATCCGTAATGTTTAGCCAAGTCTGCCCAGTCATTTATTCCTTCTTCTAGGTATTTCTTTGGTACATTACAGTAGTCAAATCCAAACTTCTCTGTAATTACTTTTGAATTCTCTACACCAGTAGAATCTGAATCAAAAGACAAGATCTGTCTGTCTGAGTTAGCCTTGATGTATTCTACATTATCTTCATCAAAGCATCCTATCCCTTCGTTCTGCACTGCACAACATGTAGGGAAAACCTTCTTCATCACCATATAATCTTTCTTGCTCTTAGTTATAAATGCTGTATGACAATCTTTAATATCGTCTTTACCATCCATAGCTGTGATAGGAACATTATTTGGTACCCATTTGAATCTCTTCTCTGCATACGGTTTGTATATCTTCCAGTGGCCATCATATAGATAACCAAAGGTCAACACTTTAGGATCCACTACCCATCTCTTCTTATTAAGAAATAGTTCTTGAATCGAGTATATATTGTTTGCTCTGAGATCCTCCTCATCTTGATAGTATTGATTCCAGTAAGCTAACTCCTCATGTGTAAACGGTTTAGTCTTCACTTGTATAAAGGAGTATGACTTCACAACCTTCTCAGGCTGTTTGTATTGGGCAACCACTCTCTTATAGTCTTTAACTTTACTACCGGATATACCCAGTCCGAAATCATTATCTATTTTCTTTAGTACATCATCATAGTTACTGCATAGATATAGCATCTTAACAAATGCAAAGCAGTCACCTTTCTTACTAGTATCACCAAAGTCATAGAATGTTACTCCTCTATGTCCCTGGCTAATAATAAATGATGGTGTACGTTCTTCTCTAAATGGTGAATAGGTTTTGACATTCAGTTTCCAATTACTGTCTGGCATATAATACCTGAATATATCATACTCAGATATCTTATCTAGTATTGCTTGTTTATTAAGCGTTTCTTTTTTTATTCCTCCTATTGCCATATTTATTATATTAAAAAGCCCCACATTTCTGCAGGGCTTGTTGTAAACTAGGGGTTGGGACTCGGTAACCCTGCACGCTTCTTTTCCACGCTTGACCCCTTATCTTTAATAATCGTCCCCATCCTCAGATATATAATTATCTGAAGCTACGAGATTATTTTCTGGATTGTAGTCTTCTACTTCTTTAAGTTGATAGTAGTCTTTACACCCGTACTCTCCAGTCACCTTAACCACAAATCTTTCGTGTGGTCTCAGCTCTCTAGGCTTACGTGCTTTAAGTTGGTTAACTATCTTTGGATCCGTATAGTCTACTAGTCTAAACTGACGCATAGTGTAACCAGATAAGAATGCTTTATTATATACACCCTGATACTCAACAGTTTCACCATCACGTTCTTTAGTAACAACAGTAGCTAGTGCTACGATGCTATTACACCACTCACCATCTACCTGGTCCTTAAGATCTTTTACGTTACCACGCATAAGCTTTGTCCAATCAAGGGTTAGTGTAGTCTCTGCACTTCTATAGTCTAGTTGTCCCAGCCATGTGCGTAAGAAATCATACAAGTCTTCCTCACCAATAAATGCAACTCTATACTCACGGTTCTCTTTGAACCAGTCAAATAGATTATTCTCATCATCAGCCCAAGAGGTCATACCTACACTGTTAAGGTATTGTTTCTTTGTACCATCTCTGTTCTCTCTTTCTCTATCTTCCAAGAAGAAAGATACTTTGAAGTTTTCTTGATTCTTTACTTCCTGCAGCCAAACATCTACACGCAAGTATGTATTACCATCTCTTGTCTCTCCTAGATAATTAGTTGCTTTGCTATCTTCACCTAGTTCTATTCCAAGTACATCCTTGTACTCTTCATTTGTAGGATTGATAGCTATTACGTTAGCCTCAAATAGACCAACTTTCTTATTGAATTTACTCTCTGTGTTTGTGGATTCTCTTTTGACTCCGCCAATTGTACTCATATTTATTAATTTATTTAGTTATAATATTCGATTACTTTTTCTTTTACTAGCTGTAAGTTGTTAGGAACCTTTGTTGTATCAAACATTCCGTCTGGACTCTTCGCTGGTTTCTTCCTGTATCTGTTAGTAAGAAAGCTGTATTCAACATTACCATCCTTACCTTCTTCAACATGGGTGTACAAACATACGGTTAATAATCCTTCCAGCAAAACCTGGTTGTCAATTAATTTACCTGCTGTTTTAATTTTGTATCCAACTATCTCACCTGCGTCTTCTATAGTCTCAGGGTGTGAGTAGTAAAATACACATAAGTCATCACGTAGACCTCTAGCTGTTCTAAACATGTCCACCATATCTTTAGCCATTACGCTAAACTTAGTGAACCCTGTTTCAGTGGCCTTCTCTACCATTCTGAATCCCATAAGATAATTACTATCTTCAATCACAATGTTCTTTATGTGTGGGGCTTTATCAGAGATGACTTTCAAGAGTCTGGTAACTTCTACCGGATCATCTATCTCTTTGTAGTTTTTATTATCTGAGTTGTAAAGTTTACCACTACCCTTGAATGGTAGCTCTTTCTTTGCAACATTTATAATATATGTTTCTTTGGGATCTAAGTACTTTATTGCTGTTGATTTTCCTGTCCCTGTTTCACCAACAACTCCTATTAATTTTGAACTCATTTTTTAAAATATTTATTATTATTTAGTTATTACAAATATACGAATTTTCTACGTATTTTATCTTAGTTTTGTCAAAGAACTCTAGTGCTTTTTGCAACCATTTTAACTCAACGTCTTGATCAGATGATATGATATATATGTGTGATTTCTTATCAGGAGTATTGTACTCCATGGCCATACATCTATTAATCTTTTGAGCCAAGTTCTCTGCATTACTATCAAAGTAATTTATTATTACTCTGTTCAGCGGTTTATAGGTTACACCTGTGTTACCAATCTTGACAACAGCCATGTGATTACCTTCACCTTCAGCAAAACGCTGTAATGCATCCTTATCTTTTGATTTACTATGATAGGATGGGATTCCTAATGCGTCAGCTATTTTAGTTATACCACAGAATACCAGTATACGTTCCTCAGGATTGTTCCTTAGTATCTCCTTGGTCCTGTTGAGCTTAGCCACACTGTTCTGTATGATTCTCATACGTGCTAGTCTATGAAACATAGTGTTAGCCCCGGTGTACATTATCTTATTAATCTGGCCACTCAAGAACTTGAACTGTTGTAGCTCCGTCTTCTTGATATTCTTCTTGGTATATGTTTGTATCACCTGATTATCTAGTGGTACTTGTAGCACTGTTATCTCATAGTCTGCTATAACTCCTTCTTCAATAGCTTTCTGTATTGGATAAGAAGCTATAACCTCTATGCCCAGTTCATCTCTAAGATCTCTCCTGGTCCACTTAGATAGTGTACCTGTTAGACCTAGAACATACACGTTAACATCAAACAGCTCACTACATACATCTCGCTGTGCAGGTGATAGTAAATGTATCTCATCAATAATTACTATATCAAATACATCTATGTGCTTGCTTAACGATCTGTGTGTAGTGTATGTAATGTTATCGTTCTTGTATCCCATCAACTCAAACTCATCCATCCAAGACTGTTTTATCTTGTTATCTGGATAGGCTATCAGTATATGTGGATTATCAAACTTATTAAGTATGTTGATAGTGGTTCTAATCTTACCAAACCTAGGGCATAGATTTAGAATCCCAAACCTACCGTGGTTTAGCCATACATCAGCAAACTCTTGTTGTCTTTTATCTCTTAGTGTCATGATAGAAAAAATGATTTATTAATTACAGACTGATAGTCTGCCTCTGTTATATCCATACGTCTGGGTAGTTCCTTGAACATACCAATCTGGCCTAGGAAACCAAGACCAATCCTGATATCATCCTCACCATAGCTGTTCTTAATTACACGCAGGCTTCTGAAGTACTTACCACCAAAGTCATCCTTTAGTTTATTAAGGTCATAACCTGATGGATCTGCAACCTTGTATCTCATAGGGTCAAACAGGGCCATGCATATATCTGAGTCATTCTGTGTAGTAGAACTATCAGCAAAGTCTTCCATCTGTGGCTCAACATCACCATTCTTTATCCTGATAGGATTAGATATGGACCGGTTGAACTGACTAACAACAACTGGTGAGTACCCATAGAAGTCACGAGCGTATCTAAGCTCATCACTCATCTTGTCAATAGCCTCTTTCTTAGTGGGCTGTGCACTTGTAGTCTTAAGTAAGCCTATATGATCCAACACAACAAGTGTTATCTCATTAGGATTCTTAGGTATGTATCTCTTGTTATACTGGTCCACCTGTATTATCTCACCACGTTCAAGTGCATAAGCCTTGAGATCTTTAGCAATACCTACTGGGTTCTCAGGCCCATCTATAATGGTGACTATCTCCATAAGTTTATTCATGTAGTCTTCGTACATAAGAAACAAGTCATGCTCATCCTTAGTCATCTTACTAGTCCAACCTAGTAGTTTGTTGACTGGAATGATTACACCCTGGTCTATGAATATCTTTCTACATGTCCACTTGGCTAGCTTGTAAGTCTGACTACGCTCCATAGATCTATACCATACCTTCACCTTGATACCAGACTGTCGTCCTTCTTGTGATAGAGCCCAGTCTACTGGGTTAAGCACGAACGCATCATCAATGAAGCTAGTCTTACCTGAACCAGTTAGGCCACCAATTAAATAGTACATAGACCTACGAATACCAACATACCTATTTAGTCTGTCAAATCCCATAGGTATACCACCATTTCTACCAGCTAGACCTTTGTCTACCTCTTCTTTCAATAGTTTAAATCCCATTTCTTTTCTTATTTATTTCTTTCTTTATCTCCAGTTTGTTATACATCTTCTTCCAATATATATGTCTTACGGCTTCTCCCAACTCAAAGTTGTTAGGATACTTTTTTACTAATTTCTTTAATGGTATTTTCATAATTATATATCTGTTGACCCAGTTGGTTCTGCAGGTCCAGCATTGTCACCCTCTTGCTCTATCAACTCTATAAATGCTTCATAGGTGCGTTGATTCAAGTAGGTTAGGCTGTTCTGCATATACGTGAGTCTGTTAGTACCTCTTCTCATTGACTCGAGTACCTTCTGTTCTATCTCAAACTTCAGTGCTCCAATCAGTTGCTGTGCAGTGTAATCTCCTTCGTTGAGTATTGCATCAAACTTGATCTTACATGCTTGCTTGTCTTTACGTAATGCTCTAGTACCACGAAACTTCTTACCGTTGTAAGAGAATGTATCAGTACCAGGGTATGTCTTCCACCATTCTTCGAACAGTGTAGCATGGGGCTTTCGTTTTACAAATTTCTTCTGAGTTTTATCCTCACCTACAAATGCTAGTAGGTCTTTTCCTGTAGTAGTTAATCGGTTTTCATCTTCAGCTATTAGGCCCTTTCTTCTCAGTGACTGATAGATGGCAGAGATACGCATACTATTCTCATAGAGAGGTTCTACGTCATACTCTGCCTCAATCAACTTAAGTAAATAGATTATATCTAAGCTATAGCTTTTCTTGATGAGCTCTTCGAACTGCTGTGGAGTTATGTGTAGCTTCATCTTTTTTCTGTTTTATAACTTTAATAGTTGCAGGCTTCTGTGCCTGTTCTCTTTCCCACTCTTCCCATTCTAGTTTCATTAAGTGGTCTCTCTCGGCAGCATAGAGCTGGTCATTAGCCAGCTCATGATGCTCCCAATCCTGTTCAACAAAGCTCATTACTTTACTTTGTTCTTGGATCCTTTAGGTCTACCTCTACCACGCTTTGGTTTACTAACCGTTATTGTGGCCTTTGGTTTATTCTTAGAACCCTTGGGTCTACCTCTTTTCTTAGGTGCTTTACCACCCACCCATGCTTCATTTACATTAGGTGTAGACTTATCATCAGCCATGAGTTGCCCTTTTTTATTACGTGCTCTCTTAGGCTTTGATTCAGATTCTTCAAACTTATTAGCTGGTACTCTCCATACCGCTAGAAAGAAGATAGTTGCTACTGCAATTACTATAATTGCTTGTGTCATTGTAATGTCCATATTTATTGATTTTAATTGATTAATATTTAATTTTTAATTCTAAGTCCGAACTGTTCATTGAACCATTCAAGACATGATTTGGCCTTCGTGGTGTTAAACTTGAAGACTTTCTTCATTGTCCTGATAGCATATCGATTGAACTCAATACGCTGTTCACTTGTCATAGTCCAGTTGAAGTACCACTTGTCATCATCAAGAGTATCAACCAATCGTTTACCGACCATATCTAGTTGATACTCAATAAGATGCCTCATGATATTTCCTCTATTTACTGGTGCTTTCTTTTTCATGAAAATAAATCTAATTGATTAGGAGATACTTTTGTTTTTATTCTTTTCCCTCCGCTTTGTATTTTACTTATCATTCTTTCAGCTTTGTGTATGTAGTATGTATAGTTTACATTACCTAGATCTGTATTATCAGGTAGATAATTACAAACCGTACACACCCAATCACCAGCTTCTGCTTGAGAACGCTTAACAGCCTTACTTGTTGACTCTTGCTTACGTACCTTGAATATCTTTTCACCAGTCTTAGACACATAATATCTAATCAGCTTATTATACTCAGTACGTTCAGATGAAGTAGTGTGAATTCCCTCAAAGTAGAAGTCTTTAGAAGCCTTCTTTCTGATACAAAAGTCAAACAAGTTAGTGTGTTGTTTGATAGTTTCTCTTACAGGTATACCATTTACATAGTATTGTTCAAGAGCAAGAGGTACTATCCTAGCAGATTTGTTCTTGTGCAGTTCAAAGTCTGTTAGGAAGTCCCCCTTCTTCTTGATATAGCCATCTGGTGTGATAGCTATGTAATCATTAACTGTGGAGAATATGATCTTTTGATAGTCCGTACGCTCCAGGATGTATTGTGTAGTTTCTTCCCACTGCTTATTAATATCATGCATCAAAGATATCAGGTCTTGTATGCCATTAAGTTCGTACTGTTCTATAAGCATCATCAAGCTCAACTCACCAGTTATGGTGGTGAACATAGTCAGTTGCCTATCGTAGATCCATGATAGCATGTCAGATGACTTACCGTATACAGAGTTAACTGCAAGTTTAAGTGCACCAATAATACCCTTAGTTTTAGCATCCTTTGCCCCACTCTGTTTAAGCTGTAATCTTTTCTCGTACATCTCTCGATATCCGTGTAAGAATTGCCTCCCCAAATGTGCAGGATACTGTGCATTGTTAATAATAATAGCAGGATAGTAACTAGCTACATCCCAATCAATGATTTCAAACTCCTCGTTGGCCTCAAAGACAGTTGGTTTATTCTCGGTGTGCAAGCCACCACGCATGAAGCTATACCTCATGCCATAGAAATCTATGTGTTCTTTGAAGTCATCTTGGAGTCCAAGTGTTAGTCCTCTAATATTGCTGAGGAACGATTGCAACTGTTCTGTTTCGAACTTCACGTAATGTGCAATACAGTTCTTTAGTGCGATACTCTTTCTGAAGTAGCCCTTACGTGGGAGCTCTTTAATGTCAATATTCTTTTCATGACAATAATACTTCTTAATTATCTCATCCCCAATCTTACTATCTGAATAGTTCAGACACGGTATGCCAAACTCATCTTGTATGTCAAGTCTTAGCTGTATCTGATCATTCCCTTTGTAAAGAGGATGTTCTGTATCACCTATTGTAACCTTGTAGAACTCGTAGGTTGCATCCACATCATTAAAACAGTACTGCAAGGTCTGAAATACTTCATCTCTTGTCATACCAGTCTTACTGTGATGTATAGGCATCTCTTCAATGTTCTCAAGATCCATCTCAAACTCTAGTCTTTTCAGACTAACACGCCTGTTCTTGTTATCATAATTATGTATCTTAAACAGGTCTAGCTGCTGTAATGACAGTTCCCACTCACGATACTCCGGAAACACGTCATAATTTGCATCATGTATTACATCAGCAGCTTTTTGTGCAATCTTAGCACAGATCTCTAGTCCAGTTAGGTCATGCCAGTATTCGTAGTTTCTGAGTATCCATTCTACTACCTGAGCATCGAAACGTAAGTTATTATAGCCTACCCAATGAGCATTCTTATGTATATCTGTGTACTTGACAAAAGCATCTAGTTGGTTCTGCCATTTACTAATGGTAAAACTTTTAGGTGTTTTGTTGGGTTCCATGCACACAACTATGAAACACTCCTGCATAGTTTCTATATCGTATATAATTACGTTCTCAATCATCCTTAACTTTTTTATAATCTAAATAATCTAAATAAAATCCAATACCTACTACTACATGTAGACCTACACTAGCTAATATCTCGTATAGGTCATGCCATGTATGTATAGATAAATGTATATGGCCTACTATCCAAAAAGGGATAGCAAGCTGTTGACTAATCCATCTAATTAGAAAGGTTATGAATTTCATAAAATACTTGTGATTGCACAACAAAAATAATGAATTTAATTACTATTACCAAATAGTAAAACCACCACAATCGTATAAAAAGTCTATAAAATTATCTACATGTCTTTTGCTACAGCTGTGTGATGGATAATATCTTGTAGTTCCTTGGTCTGCAAGCATTATACCTGTGAATGTAACTTTACCTAGTGGTAACTCTTCATTCAATTTATCTCGTAGGTCCTCGGGTATAAACTCTCCTGCTTGGTTAGTCCATGAGCCCATGTTAACGTAAAGTTCATCATCATCATCTTCAAACCCACCATCTGTTTGCAGTATATCTTTGAGTGCTTCTGCTAGTGCAGTGCATTGTTCTTGATCATCTAAGCCTTTACCATCATTAGAGCCCCAATACTTGAAGTCTATGTCTAAGTCATGCTTCTCAGCTGCTATCTCACATAGCATTTGTATTGGTCTCCAACCCCACCAGTTACTTCTGAAATAGTAACCAGGATTAGTTTGCTCAAACTCATCTAGTAGTTTGAAGAATTCATCTCTTGCTTCTTCTGAATGCTTTATGCTCCAGTCTATCTCAGGCTTTACGCCTATCCACTTATCTTTTTTACCGTATATATCTACTCCCATATCTATTTAATTTTAGCAAACAGAGAGACAAACTTGTAGACTTCATAACTTAGAAGAAGTTCTCCTGTTTTTTGGTCTTCCCATTGACCACCTGCTACCTTCTTCACATGATTACCAGTCCATCTGCTTCTCATCTGTGTATTTGTTAATTCCATTTTATTTAATTTTCTTGTATGCAGCTAACATTTGCTCTTTATCATATACATGCTTGTTTTGAATCTTAAGCATCCATTTCAAAAAAGCAAATTGTCTGTCTGCTTGATTTAACTTTCTCATCTTTTTCTTGATATTTCAAAATCCCAGTCATAATCAGGTTCAGACATAGCATCAAGAGTTTCATTCATCTCTTGTTGTTGTGTCTTTTTCCTGACTCTAACTATATTTGGTCTCTTTATCTGAATTACTAGTGTCTTCTGTCCACAATAAAAGCATTCAGTCTCTTCTTCGTTACTTGTGTAAGTTGCGTCACACGAGTTACAAAGATAGTCGTAAAATGTTTCTTCACTCATAGTTTTTAGTTTTACTCTAGCTCATCATCATCCTCATCTGGTGATAAGCCTCTAATTACAACCTTCTCATCAACATAGTCTGGTTGTATAAAATTCTCTTCTTCATACTCTTCTGGATCGATTAGTATCTCACAGAGCCCATCAAAGTCTCGCATGATAATATTCATCTCCTTGTAAGTAAAAGGTTGATATTCGTCTTCATAATGAGGATGGTCAAACTGACCAATCTCCTCTGGAAAAGCTATGATATGACCTTCATCATCTAAAATGTGTGGTTGAACCGGATAGCCAAAGCTTTCTGGTATAATCATTTTCTTCTCCCATAGTTCTAGTGCTACAGATCCTAAGGGAAACACTTCAACGTGTTCTTTATCTGTACCACCATAGTGTACATTCATAAATAGTGTATCCTTGGTGAACGTATCAGGTTCATAGTGATGGAACACTAGTTCAACTGCTAACCACATGATTCCTGTGGTGGTTGATAAGGCTTGTATGTTACTGTCATACCATTTACAGTGAATTCTTCACTACAATGGTTGCACTTGCCTTCTCTTGTACCATAATCTACCAGTATTGCTCCCTTAAAGCAAGCTGGACACATGATGTATGGTTGTTTGTTACTTGTCATTTGTGTATTGTAATCCATAATATTTAGTTTTAGTTAGAGTTAGAGGGTATCCGAGTCCTGAATTCTTCAACCCTCCTCCTCACTGATTAAACTACTAATCAAAACTCTTTCGAGTGGTGTGCATCATCTAAGTACTCCAAAGATAATAATTCTAAATCTTCTATTTGATCTTCTGATAGTAGTTCCACTATATCTATAGTCTCAACAAATACCTTGTCTATTTCAAATTGTGATGGTGAACCTGGATAGTCATATGTTTGTGCTTCCGCTGGTTCGTATGTTCCTTCACAGTCTACATAGATTCCACAGTATTTGACTTGTATTGTCTTTTTCATTCTAGGTATATTATTACATTTTCCCATTTACCACCACGTCTAGACTCATTTACTAAGAAGTCTATCCTGTGTGTCCATCTCTTGTTCATTCTGTCTTGCACTGTCCAATAACCATTCATTGGTCCTGCATTCTCTACACATACTCGTGCACCAAATACAAATCCCAACTCTTCTAAGTCTCTTGACACTGCAATCCATCTATGTCCACCAGGATTATCTTTATCGATAACTCTGTTAGATGCTGTGATGAATGGTGTGCTATCTGTCTGTGCTGGCACTGCATGATAAATCGTAGCTGTAACCGACACTCTAGCTGCTAGTAGTATTGTTAATATTAATTTCATATTCCGATTTTTTTTGTGTGATAAGCCAAGAATGCAAGAGCAATGTCTTAAGCTTCTCTTGCACTCTTCCAGCGAGTAAGGGATTCTAGTTACCCTAAGTTTATGTATACCCAAACTTAACTGGTAGTTTTCTTGTTTTGTTTTTTACTCTTTTGTTTGCTTACCTCACGTGATTGTTTCCTGGCCTTGCGTAATACTCTATAAGCACTGAGTATCTGCTTGCCTTCATTAAGCCAATGTTTCATAATCAATAGCCTAATTGTTCTAGTTCATCAGAGTCTGCTTCAACAGTGTACTCTGTATTCTGTATACTGCACATAAAGAACATACCAGCTGCTAATGCTGCTAGTCTGAACTTATAAAATGCTGTAGGTAGTAGTTTAATCTTGCGTTTCATAATGTTATCATATTTGTTATTAGTATAAAGAGGAAAGTAACTATCAAACCTATATAAGAGATAGTAAGACAGATCATAGTAGACTTGTACTGTGCTTCTGACCTTCCTTGCCTGTATTGTTCATCTTGTGGTGTCATAATGCTATATATATTTATTTATGATGTCTAATATATAAAGTGGGAAAAAGTGGGAGAAACCGTACACTGTGCACACTACTGTTTTCGTTTACACGTAAAACATGTAGAACTTTGCAGTTATCTGTGCTATTCTAGTCCATTCTGTTCTTTTAAGGCCCAACCCTAACTCTTCCCACCCTATATATAAAGAACTAAGAGCAGGATTGCTCCCACTCGTAGTCCTTAGTAGTTGCTATTAGAAAGCAACTAACTCATCAGTGTTGATTACTGCTGGCTGATACTCAGTAGCACCTTCATTAGCAAAGGTGATAAGAGTTCCTTGACCGGCTGGCATTCCTATCATAGGATATTCTTCGCCTGTTGTTGAATTGATTTGCTTGTAGACTGTGAAGCCAAACAAGTTACTAACAGTAATGTCTTTGGCTCTAACGCCTTCACTAACTCGTGATGAACAAGTGATGGCTGTTGAGGTACCGTCTTCTCTTTTAAGAACAACGACAACTCTTTTATCACTATTAGTTAAGTTAGATGGAATTAGACTAAGACTACCATTAGGGCCACACAATTCTGCAACCATTCCGATTTCTTCTCTTTCTGCTGGAACAAAAGTGTTCCAATTTAGTAATGCACTCATTTTATTTGACGCTCCTAACGCCTTGTATTAATTATTAGAATTTGCTATTATAGGTTAGCACTTATACCTTTGCAAAGCACGGGGGTATCCCGGACAATGCTTTTTCTCGGTGGGGTCTCGAGGGGAAGGGGTCTCCTATGCTACACACACGATGGGGGGAGGGTGTTTTGGAAAAAGGGTGGTTAAAAATTTGGAACTTTGGGGTAGAATGTTATACCTTTGGTGGGTGGGTGGGATATTAGATCTTAAGATATCTTCTTATTTAGGTTCCTTGTAACCAGTAAAACAATGAATGTTCAGACATAATATAGCTTTTCTAAAAAGATTGTTTGGTAATGTCAAATAATTTTTTTATATATTTGCATATAGTAAAGCCAATACAACTAAATGATGGAAGCACAGAAACCAAAAGTAGTCCAACAACTGGCAAAAGAACACACTGACAAGTATGAACTTGCTCAGAAGTACTATTCGTTGCTGTCTGCACTTAATAATCTTAAGCTGACAGAACGAGAGATACAGTTGGTAGCTTATACAGCAATCAAAGGCACTATTACATACGCAAATGCTAGAACAGAGTTTTGTGAGAAGTATAACACCACAACAGCTACAATCAATAACATAGTGAGTAAGCTGAAGAAGGTGGGCATCTTTATCAAAGAGGATAGCAAGGTGAAGGTTAATCCTGTAATAGTATTGGACTTTGATAAGCATATTAATCTGTTTATACAATTACAGCATGGAGAAGATAGACAAGAGTCTAACGACACTCAGGGATCACATAGTGAAAAAGATGTCGATAGGGATGGTGGTGAGTGAGAGAGTGATTGATCAAGTGATTACACACCAGTTTAATTCTGCTGATGATGCCACTAAAACCAACAACAGTATCGAACTCTCTGGATTTGGAAAATTTGTTTTTAACAAACCAAAAGCAGAGAAAAAAATAGAAAAGCTAGAAAAAATAAAAAAAGCCTATGAACAACAACTAGCCGAGAATACATTGCCAACAAAGAAACTAGATGTAATCAAGAGCAAGTTGAGTAATTTAAACCTAACCCTGAACTCAATAAAACCAAAACTAAATGTCGAAGAATAGTCCAAAGCAGAACATAGCACAAGTCAAAGCTTGGATGAAGACGCTAAAGAGTCATGTACAAAAATCTAAAGATAAACGTAGGTCAAATCTACGAAGGATGGAAAAATAAGTTACTGCCTGATGCCGATATGGTGGAGCAGATAGACTTGGTAGGGGCAGAACGTATGACTATATGTGATGCATGTCCCAATCATTCAAAGAACCACAAGACCGTTAGACCGGATGCACATTGTGTTAGTTGTGGTTGCACTTTGTCAGCTAAAACAAAATGCTTATCTTGCAGTTGTCCAATAAACAAGTGGACAGCTGTATTAACCGATGAACAACAAGATATAATTGAAGAACACGAGCTATGAGTGGATTTAGAAAGTTAAGAAAGGTATCTATAATAGGATTAATAGATATGCTAAAAAAGATTTACGATGATGGTGCAGACTTCATTGATATTGAAGGGGAAGCAACAGATGGTAGTCAAGACATGATTAAGATTACAGTCAAACCGGAGTATTATACTGATTCAGAACAAGGAGAAGAGAAAGAGTATGATGCAGATCCAGAATATATGGTAACCGAACAAGACTATGAGGAAGAGTTTCCTCCTATATCTGACGAGGATATAAACGATTTAATCAAGTAAACCAATGTACGTAAGTAAAATTTTAGATACTATAAGTCTTCTAAAGAAGAATCATCCTAAAGTTAACATAGGCAAACATATTGCTACAGCTTTAGATGGTCATGATGTATGGTCCATTACAGATAAGAAGTTTTATGAACTACTTAGTGACTATCAAGCTCAATTAGATGCAGTAGAAGTTGTTGATGATAACTTTGATGTGGATAAGATAATAGAAGACGGATTATCAATAGGTAAATAGAACTGCATGGCAGTAAAGAAAACTACATACATAAATGCAGAATTAGACTGGGCTGAAGAACAATTAGTCCAATGGAAGGCGTATGTAGATGCTAATCCTCTCCCATCATTAAAAGATAGAATAGAGTATAAGCAAACTGCAAACGGTGGATCCATACCTATGGTTGTAGCATCTATTGAGTCCCAAGGAAAGTTTGTTCAAGATACAATGAAAAACTACTTGGCTCTTCTAGCTACAGTAGATAACTTACGTGAAAGAGAAGAAAAGAAGAAAATAGAAACCAGAGGTGGAGCAGCACTTGGTAGCATGGCTGAAGACTTTCTAAAAAGTAGAGGCTAATGAATTATCAAAATCTCCAATACTCTGAATGGTTTATAAATCAAAAACGCATACCAGATAAAGAGTCAGAAGAACACAAAGAGTTCTTTGATTTCCACAAAGAAGTGTGTATGAACGGATGTACACTAGATGGTGTATACATAAATCCATTTCTATACTGGCATTTAAACTTCTGGCACACAGAAGTAGATGTTATAGATGAGTATGGTAGAATCAACCAGAAATATGCTAACCCACTACTACGTGATAATGAATGGTTAGTAACCAACGAGATAGACAGAGCACACAAAGAAAAGAAAGGCCTAGTTATACTAGGTATTAGACGTTTTGCTAAGTCTGTACTGGAAGCTAGCTACATAGGCCATGGTGCTACGTTCGATGAAAACTCACAAAATATTATTGCAGGTCTAAACGCACCTGATATAAAACTGATTACAGATAAAATAGACAAGGGTCTAAACTTTTTACCACCAGAATGGAGATGGCAAAGAGTAGAAGACAACTGGAAAAACCAAGTAACATTAGGTATCAAAACTAAATCAGGTACAAGGATACCATTCTCACAGATCCTCATTCGTAACTTAGATGGAGGTAATAATGAAGAAGCTATTGCAGGTACAAAACCTCGTAGACTTATTATTGATGAGATAGGTAAAGGTAACTTTCTACGTGTATTACAGGCTGCAATACCAGGATTCACCACACCTTTTGGATGGGGCTGTAGTCCTATACTTACAGGTACAGGTGGTGATATGAAAATGTTTATGGATGCTAAGTCTTTAATGTTTGATGTAGATAATTTTAATTTTCTAACATATAATAATGCTAAAGACGAAAAAAGAATCCACGGATTATTCATTTCTCATAAGTATAGAATGGAGGCAAAAGAAGAGTCCACGTTGGGTTCTTTTTTACACCAGAGAAAAGCTTCCCCACTTCACCAGATACCTATGTTAGTATCTAATGAAGAGAAAGCAACTGAGATTACTAATGATATCCTGGAACGATTAAAGAAAGCTGGTGATAGAGTTGCATATCTAAAAGAAAAGATGTACTATCCTCAAGATGTAGATGATATATTCTTGAATGAAGATACAAACATCTTTGATATAGAAGCAGCTAAACGTCAGAAGTATAGAATATCAGAACAAGAAAAAACAGGAACACCTGTTATACTGTATGATGATGGAGATGGGGTAAAGCATGACTTTACAGATAAACTACCCATAACTAATTTTCCACTCAAACAAACAGATGTAAAGGATGCACCTGTTGTTATATACGAGTTTCCTATAGAAAACCCTCCATATGGCCTATATGTTGCAGGTATTGACCCTTATAGACAAGGTAAATCCGCATATAGCTCATCATTAGGATCTGTGTACATATATAAGCGTATGCATGCAATATCTGGTGAAAAATACCAAGATATGTTTGTTGCAAGCTATTGTGCACGTCCTGACAAGAAAGAAACATGGGAAGAACAGGCTAGATACCTGATTAAGTACTACAATGCTAGAGCATTGTGTGAAAATGATGAGATATCCTTTATAGATTACATGATAAATAAAGGTGATGCTCACTATTTAGAAAGACAACCACAATGGTTGAAAGAAATAGTCCCAAATACCACGGTGAGACGTGACTATGGTATACATAGATCATCAGAAAAGATTAGAGACTTCTTACATAGCTGTTTAAAGAAGTATACTGAAGAAGTGGTACATGAAGAAACTAATGAAGAAGGAGAAATAATATCTCAAACCAAAGGTATGGCTAAGATATTAGATCCTGTACTCTTGGAAGAAATGATACAATATAATGAGTCAGGTAACTTTGACCGTATCATTGCAGCAGAGTTAGCTATTGGGTTAGCAATGAAACTAGATCCACTAATTGGAAAAGTGGGTGCTAAAGAAGATGTGAGAACAGCATCACTCTTCCGTAAAAATAAAAAAAATATTCTCTTCACAGAGTCAAGGGGACTTTTTGAGAGAAAGAAAAATAAACTTTTTTCATAATGGCAATTATAAGATATACCAAAGATTCAACAGCACAATATGCATATCTGAATGTCTTTCCTGATCAGTTTAAAACTGAGAAGCAAAAGAAGGATGATAGTTGGATAAAAAATACAATGGATTACTTTGCAAATCAATCATATGCAATGTATGTAAGAAACAGAGAAACATTTGCAAAGAACTATGATTTGATGAAGGGAATCTTACGTAGAGAAGACTTCTATCAAGAACCAGAAGTAAGAAGCTTTACCGATCAATTAGTATCAGATGCAGATCTACCTGCATATGTAAAGATGTACTCAATTATTACAACTCCTGTTAACGAGTTAGTGGGTGAGATATCTAAACGTCCTGATTCATTTAGAGTAAAAGCATTTGATGATGACAGTCAGGCTCAGGAATTACAATTTAAAACAGACACACTCCAAAGTTACGTAGTTGGAAAAGTAAAACAACAAGTAGTTCAGAAAGCAGCAATAGCTGGTGAAGATATAAATCAAGAACAGTTAGAGCAGTTAACGTTTGATCAAGTAAAAGATCAACTAGATAGTTATACATCTGTAGCAGAGAAGTGGGCCAATCATGTTCTTACAGCACAAAAAGCAGATTTTAACTTGAAAGAAAAGTCAGAAGAAGCATTTAGAGATCTTCTTATATCTGCACGTCAGTTCTATCACATCTATGAAGATAACTCAAAACTAGGGTATAACATAGAAGTTACCAATCCTAGAAACACTTGGTATCTAACTACGCCTAACAAAAAGTATATATCTGATCCTACAGGTAGAAAACAAGGAGCGTATGCTGCTGGTACTGTGGAAGTTATGGAATTATCAGAGATTATTGAGGCAGTTCCAGAACTTACCAAAGAAGAAATAGATCACCTAAGAACTTCATTAAACGATTATGGACTGATAGATGTTAGAGAATCTAACCTAACTAATCCAAACGTCACACCAGGTATTGATTCTATTACATATGATACATACGATCCCCTTGTGTTACAAACACGTATGATCATAGAGTCTGAAATGAAGGAGAATGATGATGGTTTAAGAGACTTTCTTGGACTAACTAATAATGTATCAGCATTTGGATATAAATACGTTGTTGTAAGAGCTTATTGGATATCTAAGAAAAAGATAGGTAGACTGGTATACTTAGATGAACTAGGTAATGAGCAGTCTACACTTGTAGATGAGAACTACAAAAATGGTATGATGCCTACACAAATCTCACTTGAGTGGGGTTGGGTTAACCAATGGTATCAAGGAATTAAGATTGGTGCAGATATTTATCATGTCAAACCTTACACATTGCTAGATTACTGTCCTATCATAGGTACAGTGTATGAGCAAAAGAATACCGAAGCTAAATCTTTGGTAGATTTGATGAAACCTTTCCAAGTAATCTACAATGTTTGTATGAATCAATTGTATAAACTATTAGAGAAAGAAGTTGGTAAGGTACAACTCATGTCATTACGACATATTCCAATACCTAAAGATGGAGATGCACAAGATGCACTCGATGTATGGGAGATGGAAGCACGAAACAGAGGTGTGGTGTTTGTAGATGATAGCCCAGAGAATTTAAAAGCTCCAAGCTCATTTAATCAGTTTACATCACTAGATCTTACACGTACACAGGAGATACAGGCAAGATATACCCTAGCACAACAAATGAAGATAGAATGTTGGGAACTTATTGGTATGTCTAAACAACGTATGGGATCAGTAGCTGCATCAGAAACAGCTACAGGTACCAGAACAGCAATGGCACAGAGTTACTCTCAGACAGAGCCTCTATTTGTTGCACATGAGTATGTAATGGGGCAGTTATATCAAGCAATTGTAGATGCTGCACTATATACTGAAAGTAAAAAGCCACAATCTACCCTGTCATACATAACTAACGAAGGTGAATCTGCATTTGTACAAGTAAATGGTACAGATCTAACTCTACGTGATATTCAAGTATTCTTAACTAATAGACCTGAGGATACTCAAATGTTTAACGAACTTAGACAATTGTCTCAAGCTGTTATCCAGAACGGTGGTACACTTTATGATGTAATTGAGTTATACAGTACCAAGTCAATGAGAGAGATGAAGAAAACATTCAAGGAACTCAGAGATAAGATGGATGCTCAACAGCAGAAACAAATGCAACTACAAGAGCAAGCTCAGCAACAACAAGCTCAACAAGCTCAAGCAGCACTAGAGCAAGCTAAGCAAATGAAAGCGGAGGATCAAGCTAATCAAGATAGACAAAACGAACTTGATAGAGTTAACAAGAAAGAGATAGCTCTAATCAATGCAATGGCTAAAGGACCTCAAGTTGTAGGTGCTGATCTTGATAATTCAGGTGCTCCTGATATTGTAGAACTGTCTAAACTGTCAGCTGAAACAAATAAAGCAAATAAAGAGTTTCAAGGAAAAATGGCAGAGATTAATAATAGGAACTCTTTAGCACAACAAAAGCTACAACTTGAACGAGATAAAATAAAATTAGCTCGTGACAATCAAGCAAATGATTTAGCTGTAGCAAAAGAGAATGCAAAAGGTAGAAATAAGTAGTAATAATAATCTTCATTATAGAGAAGAAAATATTAATGCTATATTATCTCAATAATTTGTAAAAATAAACAAATAAAGTTTTGTAATTCAAAATGACTGATTTAACTTTACAGTCATATAAGGTATAAAACCAAGTTTTTAACAAAAAATAACTACATATGTCTGATAATTTACAGCCACAAGGTAACTTTGGCATACTAGATACCCAAGATACAGGTGCTGGTGATGCTCAATTACTGAACGATTTAATGGCTCCAGAAACTGCAACTGCTGATTCTGAAGCTGTAGAACCTATAGTAAAGGAAACAGAGGACAAAGCTCCTGAACCTACCACTCCAAAAGGTAAAGAGATTACTGCTCCTGCAAGTCCAGATGGTAAAACTGAAGAAGAGAAAGCAGATGGAGAATCTTTAATTAATGATTTTCTAAGTAATAACCCTGACGAGGAGGAAGAAGAAACAGAAGAGCAACCACAAGTTGAAGAAACTAAAGATGTTCTAGATGAAGTTGTAGAAGAAGAAACTGCGGAAGGTGAAGGTGAAGCTGCTAACTTCGAAGCTCTTGCTAAAGACCTATTTAACCTAGGTGTATTTAACAAGGAGGAAGATGAAGAAGTAAATATCCAAACACCGGAAGATTTTCTAGCTCGTTTTGAATCTGAAAAGAAAAAAGGAGCACAAGAATTAGTTCAACAATTCATTGGTCAGTTTGGTGAAGATTATCAAAAAGCATTTGAATCTATCTTTGTAAAGGGTGTTGACCCAAAAGAGTATTTCGGAACTTACAATAATATTGTCAACTTTTCCGATATGGACTTAACAAAGGAGAATAGTCAGAAACAAGTGATGAAACAAGCACTTACTGATCAAGGATTTGAAGCAGAGGACATAGATAAAGAAATTGAAAGATTACAAAACTATGGTGATCTGGAAGCAGTAGCTACTAGACATCATAAAGTTCTAGTTAAGAAAGAAGCTAAAAAGCTTCAACAACTAGAAGCACAGTCTCAACAGGAGCAACAACAAAAGCAAGCTATTAAGCAGCAATATGTTACGAATGTTCAGACTATACTTACAGATAAAGTAAAAGAAAAAGAGTTCGATGGTATTCCTATCAGCTCTAATTTAGCAAACGAACTACAAGACTTCTTATTAGTAGATAAGTGGAAAACACCTACTGGAGAAACGCTCACTGATTTCGATCGTTCTATTTTAGACTTGAAAAGACCAGAGAATCATGAATTAAAAGTTAAAGTGGGATTGCTCCTTAAGTTGTTAGAAAAAGATCCAACTCTATCTAGTATACAACGAGCAGGTGTGACCAAAAAATCTAATCAGCTATTTGGAGAAGTTGCAAGACAGGTATCGAAAGCTAAAACAACAGTTGCTTCTAAAAGGAAAACAACTAACTCAACGAAACCTAATTCATGGTTCTTGTAAATAATTATTAATAACATAAAACGAATAAAATGGCAATTCAAACAATCCCAGGTTTAACTGGCTTTACTTATGCACGTGTAGCGTCTATGGATGCACGAGCTGTAGGTAAGCTGACTGATGCAAACCACTTAGAGTCTTTTCACTCTACCGAGCCTGCAGACTATGATAAAAAGATTATTAGTCTGTATACTCAATCTTCGCTGTATAGCAATGACTTCCTAGACATGATTAACAAAAGTACCCCTTATTTCATTGACACAAACAGTGATGCGTGGAAATGGAATATTGCCGTACCTTACAAATTCCCTAAAATTATTGACATTCCTAAATCTACCCAAGACATCATTGATGCTGGTGGAAAAGTTGGTATTGATGGTCAAGAGTTTGAGCTTATCTTAAGTTCTAACGAGTTCTCTAAGAACGCTATCATTTCTGTAGGAACACGTCAGTATGGACCACGTTTCTACGTGATTAAAGATCCACAACCATGGAACATGGGATGGATTTACAAATTCACGTTAATTAGTGATAATCCAATCGTAGACTTCGTTAACCCTACATTCCTTGCACAAGGTAATGAACTAGAGTTGATTGATGCTGCTATCGGTGAATTTGATCAAGACTTATTAGGCCTTCCTAAATTAGGTGAAGAAATCACTATGTTCGAATCATTAGGTTCTGCATATGGATATGAGCACAAAATTACAGAATGGGCTGATGACAAAATGTTACGTGATGCTTCTGGTAAGCCACTAGATATCTTAGTATATGCTCCACAAAGACGTAATCAACTTCCTTTAAGAAGAGAAGATGTTAAGTGGGAGCCATTTATTGAGTTCTGGATGCGTAAGTCAATGTTAGAGCTAAAAGTTAAAAGAATGATCTGGGCTTCTCCAGGTACTGTTAAGACTAATGGTTCACAACAAAACTTAAAAAGAACTTCTGCTGGTGTATACCACAGAATGAGAAATAACGGAAACTTAGTACAGTATAACAGAGGTGAATTCTCTGCTAACTTAATACGTGCGGTTTTCGGTGATCTATTCTATCGTAGAGTCGATGTTAAAGATCGTAGAGTTAAGATGTATACTAATGAGGCTGGATTCGATGTATTCCAACAAGCTCTTAAAGATGATGCACTTAATTCAGGTCTTACTTTCGTTGCAGATTCTGGAAACAGATATCTACAAGGTGAAGGACAAAACATCACTTATAACTTTGCATTTGATGCAATGGTTACGAGAGAAACAGGTCGTGTTGAATTAATTCACTTAAAAGAACTTGATTTACCACAAACTAATTTAGAGTTTGGACAAAACATGAAGTCTACACCTGTATTTATGGTGTTTGATGTTTCTCCACAGTCTGATGGTTCATTGGTAAACAACATCCGTGAAGTTCGTATGCAAGGTGCTCCTTCTATGACTTGGGGTTATATTGACGGAACTCGTTCTCACTTAGGCTTTGCTAAGTCTCAGGGAATGCAGTCTGCTAATAAGTTCCCAGGATACGAAATCTGGATGAAAGATCGTTGTGATGTATTCATCGAGGATTTATCAAGAACTGTACTTATTGAGGAAATTCCACAGTTCTAAAAAGAAGAACAAGGTGATTTATTGCTAGCGTAATATTCACCCTTCTCAGAGAAGTAGTCCCCTCACCCACACTGTCCCTCCTCAAGAGGGGACAACCTTCTCAACCAGAGTGAAGAATTAAGTTTCTGCCCATTCAATTGGATCACTCTACTAGATTATAAACCAAAGAATAAATTTAATTAAACTACATTATGGGTAAAGTCGGAAAAATCTCTACGATTAAGAGAGAATACAATAGCAGTCAGTTGCAAACACTACAAAGTGGATTAGCATCTAAGGGTATGACAAGAATTCCTGGTACAGGAGTATTTAAGTATCCTTACAAAGAACTAGACGGTAAATACAGAACAGGACTAGATCCTGAAGCTGGTTACATTAAAAGAATTCAAGATCCTACAGAGAAAGAACTTGAGATTGAAAGAGTTACGAAACTTAGAGACAAGCTTCAAGCTGCTCTTGGTGATGTAGACTTAGGTCCAAGATCAAAGTTCTGGAATTATGGATTATCAACAGGATTAAATGACAGCTTACATGTTAAAGCAGTAAAACTTTTAGATGGAGATAATTTATATGATTTAACTGTGCCTATTCAAGAGCTATCTTTTGCATGGTTAAGAGTACATCCAACTATTGCTTCATCTTATCAAGCATGGGAAAGAGGTGAATATCCAGCGGATACACAATTCTATGTTGTAAATGATGAGATTGAAAGTCAAATAGTTTACAAGAAGAAACAATCTATAAACAAGGCGATCATCAAGTTTGATCAAATGAGTATGGAGAAGAAAAGAAAAGTTGCAAGACTTTTAGGATTACCAGTAACATCAGACTCAAAAGAAGAAGTTGTTTATAACTTAGTTGATAACATGTTAAAACAATCTGAAGTTAAGAGTGGAAGCTTTAAAGGATTAAATCCTGTAGAAGTTTTCAGTAGATTTGCTGATATGAAAGACAATTTACTCCATATAAAAGATTTAATTAAACAAGCTATCCAACATTCTATCTATAGAGTCAAACCTAGTGGCAAGATTTATGAAGGAGAATATGAAGTAGCGATGGATGAGGATGAACTAGTTAAGTATTTAGTTGATGAAGATCATCAAGATGACTTAATAGTCCTAGAAAAGAAATTGAAATCTAAAAAACTAGCTGCGGTATAAGTGGCTAGTTTTTATAAAACTAGTTAAATATGATACCAGTCGATAGTTTATTATACAAAATTGACCAAAAACTAAATAAACTATCAACTAACGAGCATCAACAAATTGCACTAGAGGACAAAATCTTGAGTTTGAATGAGGCTCAGATTAAGTTGATAAAACAAAAAGTTGATGGTTTTGCAATTCCTAACAAATTAGGTTTTGATGCTTTTAAAAAAAGGTATGAGGATTTACAAAATTTAGTTATAGATTTTGCCCACCAACCACTTTCGTTAGTGGAATCAAATAAAGAATTACATCAGTGGGATGCTGACCTGACTTCCCTAGAACCTAAATACATGTTTTATGTAGATAGTTATGTTCTAGCTAATAAAGGTAGATGCAAAGACCGTAAGATTTGGATTAATCAAGATCTTAGTAAACATGGAGACTTATCTCTTTTACTAAATAATGATCATTACAAACCTAGCTTTGAGTATCAAGAGACGCTAAATGCTATATCTTCGAATACTATAAGTATATATACGGATGGTACGTTTACCCCCACAACTATAAATATTATGTACATGAGATACCCTGTATACATAAATAAAGCAGGATATATCATGTTGGATGGTACACCATCTACAGACGTAAATTGTGAACTTGAAGAATATCTAGAAGATGAACTAGTTGATCTGACAGTTCAGAATCTAGCGATGTACACAGAGAATGCTGCTGCTGTACAAAGTGCACAGTTTAGAATACAAACAAATGAATAATATAACCCTTAAATACAATAAATTATGAGTACGTATGCTTTAACCACGTTATTCGTGGTGCCAGTGGGGTCTACAATCCCTAGCTCTGGTTCAGGATCTACCCAAGATTTGACAGCTGGTCAAGTTGGTTTTTACAGTAGTGCTTACGCTGCTGTTGATGCAACAGACATTGCTGCTTCGCCATATTTCTATGTGGCACAAGGTAGAGAAAATACCTATTTGCAGGGATCGAAAAGATCTGACAAAATTAAAGGATGTCCAGGTGAGGGCTCCGCAGTGAAAACCTGTAATTCTAATGTAACAGAATGGTACAAAGTTTCTGGTTGTGGCACAGCTGCAAACCAAATTACTGACATCACAGACTTTAAAGTTCAATGTGGTGAGATCGTGACTGTAACACTTAGAGCTTTTTCTAACTATATTAATACATTATACTTCAACGGATTCACACGTTCAGTAACTGTACAAGCTCCATGCTGCGAGTGTGGTGGTGATGTATGTACTGATGTTGACGTAAATGCATTAATCAATTCACTTATCGTTGCTTTCAATAAAAAAGCTCCAGGAAACAATCCTGATAATGTCTCTTTTGACAGCTTCTTTACTTTTGAGAACGTAGGTGGAACTAAATTAAGAATTCACGGTAAACCATTAACTAAATATGGTCAGCCTTGTGATATAGCTGCATTCCCATTTGAGTATGACAGAATGTATTTCAATACATTTGTATACGAAGGACCAGCTACAACTGCTGACTTTATTGTTGCTGATGCATGTAACATTGTTGCTACATCTTCTGTAATCCAAAATTCTAGCTACCCTTCAGGATTATCTGCTGAGTGGAAGCAAGCTGAAATCAATTACTATAGCTACCAAGCTGGGTACTTGAAGTCTCTATATAGAATGGGTGGTTACAATGAGAACTTTGAGTCTTATGTAACAGATAACATCGTATATGATAGCTACTATATCAGATTCAACGAATATGATAAAGCAGCTTACCAATGGGGTGATTATGTACACATGGATAACATCGTTATCATTGCAGTACCTAATGAAGATGCTTCTGCTGGATTATCCACAGCTGTATCCAATATTTTAGTTGCTGCTCTTGGAGCTGTAGTAGATAACAATGAGTGTATCACTACAACTACAACAACAACTGCTCCCTAATTAGGCAGAGTTACATAAAACAATACTAACCTATAATACCAGAGGTGAGAGGATTAAACTCAATCCTCTGGTATTTTTTTTTAAAGAATTCTTATGGCAGCCATTTTACAGTTAGATCTTATTGTACCTCCTAGTTATAGTGTGAACTTACTTGCTGTTACAGATGCGTCAGTCTATCCAGATGACCCACCAATAGTATCAGCACCAAGTATCGAAATAGTGATACCTGGGTTTGGGACAAAAATCTTACCTTTTAAACCCTTAGAGACAAACATTTTTGCATCAGATACTTTAGGTATTACTGAAGCTGGATGTAAACAGCCTCTTCCAGATGGTATATATCATCTGAAGTACTCTGTTGCACCTGCATATAAGAACTATGTAGAGAAGACAATTATGCGTGTAGATAAGCTTCAAGAGAAGTTTGATAATGCATTTTTAAAACTCAACATGATGGAGTGTGACAGTGAGATTAAAACACAATCAAGTGTAACCCTTAATACAATTAATTTCTTTATTCAAGGCTCATTAGCTGCTGCTAATAATTGTGCTGAGAAAGAAGCAAATAAACTATACAATCAAGCAGATCACATGCTTGATACATTTATAAAATCAAATTGTGGTTGTACAGGAAACAACTACCAAGTAAACTTTAGATAGTATGGCACAGTGTGCAGGATGTGGAGCAAAGGTGGGATGTGGATGTAGATTAAAAAATGGTCTATGTTCTGCTTGCCAAGCTAAATTAGAAGCCAAAAAAGGTAAAAAGTAAGATAAATGATATCACCTAAACTAACCAATTGTAAGGAGTGTGCAAACATTCCTGATTTATTGAGAAGAATAGACTGCAAGATAGCAGAGCTAGGTAACAACTTATACAACAATGTTGTATTTATGTTGAATAGACCTATTGCTACTAGCGAGATCTCTCAATTGTTAGTATATAAACGTGTATTACGAAATAGATTCTGTGATACACATTATGCACATGGGTGTCCAGATGTTAGTACAGAGGATATTGCTAGCAAGGTTATCAGATTAACAGCTGGGTGTGTACCACATTGTGGTGAACCAACGGTATGTGAAATAACTACATGTCCAATAACTCCTGTTCCTAATCCTACTACAACTAGTACAAGTACATCAAGTACAAGTACAACTAGTACAACTTCAACAAGTAGTACAAGTACAACAACAACAACTCTTAACTGTAACTTTAGTGGTGTAATTGTATGTAATCCTTCAACTACTACTACTACTACACTTGCTCCAACCACTACAACAAGTACAACATATTTCCCAGATCCATTTGGTGTACCATGTTTATGGTCTACTAATGGTGGAGATTCAGGTTTACTTGCTGTGTATGACTTTGATACAAACACAGCTACGGATGTATTAGTTCCTAATGACTTTACTGAAACATATGGTATTGAAAGACCTATTTGTGCTACAGAAGACAAACTGTGGTTAGCTAGTGTAGTTGATAAAGGATCTAATCCAGATAATGATGCTGATGATGTTGTTTACATTAGAGAGTGGGATATAGATGCTACTGGTGCAGTTCCTGTGCTAATTTATGTAAGAGAGATAACACTTTATTCAGGTGGATTCTCTGCTTCTAATCTTGGAGGTAGTTCCGTTTGGGCTATGACTGCTATAGATAATAACACACTTATTGTTGGAACAGGTAATCAATATGGAGCACCAACAGGAACAGGTGGAAGTGGTAGTCTTTATGCTTACGAGTTTGATATATCAACTGCAGGAGATATTGCAATAAGTAATAGTGATGTAAGTACAGGACATTTAGCTTCTGCAGGAACTGGTACAACTAAATTAAGTAATCTTACTTACGCAAACTCAGGACAACTGATAGTAGGATATAGATATGATCTACAACCTGATGGTTCAGGACTTATTACTGAAGTAGGTAACTTCATAAAAGTATTTAATACAACTCCATCTAATCCTCAGTTTACTGTAAATGATATAGCTATTGAAGTATTTAAACTTCAAGATAAAGGATATCCAGAATTTACAAATACTTATACAGGAGTAAAAGATGCACCTTTCTGGGGTGTGAATGGACTAGCACAAGTGTTACAACCAGAAACTTTACAAGTATATACATTAGATCAAGGACCTAATTACGATATAACATTAACCACTAGTGTAAATAGTTCTAATGATTGGTTAAGTTCAGCTACACATTGTTCTAATATTAACTTTGAATTATCGGATAATATTGATTGTGGAATTACTTACTTCCCTGCTATGTTTGATGCAGATGATAATTATCTAGGACCTCAGACATTTGAATATAATGGAATGACAGTTGAAGCAAGTCTAGCAAGTAATATAAATGCATTTGATAATGTTGGACCTGCCTTCTTTAAATTCTTAGGATGTAGTGGACTTGCAATACCTGCAACTACATATAACGTAACTAGATCAGTAAGCGGTAATAACTTCCAGATTCAACTTACATTCCCTCAACCAGTTAATAACATTACAATTAGAGCTGCTATTTTAAATAGTAATGCTGATCTTACAAGTGGAGATGTGTATCAAGTCAGCACTAATACTGGAGCTCCAACACTTTCTATAGTTCAAGGATGTAAGGTTCAAGTAATAGGTAATAAATTTGGTGGTGGTATAGGTAATGATGGACAACCTTCTTCCGACTTAACAGATGGAAATGATAGTGGAGGAGAGTTTTTAGTTACTGCTCCTTCTGACTTTACCAGTATGGTTATATTTGGTAATGCACCAACAGGTGGACCATTATTATTAGGATGTCCTCCTGTCAATTGTAAGAACATGGTGTATATACAACAAGGATCAACTTTTTGTGATGATCCTGAAAGTGCAGGACGTTGTGTGAGTCCTCCTGATGTTCCAGTAGAGCAGCCTACTTGGACTCCAATTCTAGTTTGGAATAAAGATACCGGTGTATGTACAGAAGTAGGACCTCCACCAGGTACAGCTTTCAGCTCAGGTGATGTTTCTATAGGAGATAATATAGTTGTAACATCATCTAATTTTAGCCCTACCTCCTCTACTAGAGATCAGTGCTTTGTTAAATACGACTGTACTGTTACAGACGGAGTTCCTTCAAATCTACAATGGGATGAGAAGAAATACGTGCTACCTCCTTTCTGGGATGACTTTAATGGTGATACATTTATTCCAAACATTGAAGTAATTAACGATAATCAAATAGGTGTAACAGTAAGTAAATTTAGCTTAGGAGCACCATGTTGGTATGATGTAAGATTTTTAATCTGTACCTTCCCTGAAAGCGGTGAGGAAATGATAGTGGAGGATAAGTTCCAATTTGTATGTGCAAGTACAAACACTGGAGACATAGTAGTAACATATAAACCAGACGGTGTAACACCTAATAAATTAATAGCATTACAAGGTGTAGAAGCGTATGTTGATGGTGGTGTATTACAAAATAAACTTGCAGTTACTCAATATGATATTAACTCAGGAGCTTTAGAGGTAGTTACTAAAGCAGAAGATTGGATAGATCCTAGTGGTATTGGTGCATCTCTTGCTATAGTGGACGGAGAACTTTATGCAGGTTCAGCAGTTTGGGCTAAAGTAGACTTTAACTATCCATATGCATGGACTCTACTTGATAATAATGAAAAACCATGTCCAGCTGGAGGAGCTGGTACAGTACCTGCTTGTAGAATAACGGATGGTTTTGAACCTAACCCAGTAAGCACAACCAGTACTACTACAGATCCTAATACTACAACTACAACAAGTACTACTAATATACCTGGAGTAAGAACAATATTTACTAAATTTAGTGGACCTATAGAAAATTAATATGAAGTTAACAAAAGACATATTAGCTAAGATTGACGAGCTTCATAAGAAGTATCCGAATATAACATCTGTTTCCTTTGGTAAGAAAACAAAGGATGGTGTTGCTACTGGTGAATACTCAATTAATGTTACAGTTGAGAAGAAGAAACCATTATCGGAATTGAAGAGTAGTGAGGTGATAGAGTCTACAGTTCAAGTAGGTGATACAATTCTAAAGACAGATGTTTCTGAGATGTCTCAACCTATCACTCTTAATTGTGGGGATAACTTGTCTTCTGGAGGTTGTGGATTTTTTCCACCAGGTCCTAATAATCAAGAAAACAGAGCTACACAACAAGTAATAAAAGGTGGATTATCAATGTCTACAGAAAACAATGACTGTACTGTAGGAACACTTGGTGGTATTGTAAGTCACCCAGCTAGTGGATGTGTAGTAGGATTAACTAACAATCACGTAAGTATAGGAGATGCTTTCTATACAGCTTACAGAAATGTAAATGGTATTAAAGAAAATGAATATGATCCTGTAAACAGATCATTTCAAACAGGTGAAGGTAATTGGAATTCAGCAACTAATCTAGGCGTAAGTTTAAGATATGTTCCTATACATCCTACATCTTCTGGTATAGCTAATCAAGTGGATGCAGCACTTACATCTTTAGATGCAAGTAGATTTGACCCAAACGAATCTTGGTCACAGGAAGGCTTAGAATCTATACTAGGTACTAATCCACCACCATTTGCCTCATCAATTGAGATAGATAATTTAGTGAACACAAACCCTCGTGTATATACCACTGGAAGAACTCTTGGACCTAAAGGACTCATGCCTAATTGTCCTGTAGTTATTACAGATATAGGAGTATCCTTTAATATAGGATATCAGTTACAAAAGCCAGGTGGTTTATGTCCAGGTAATCAATATCAGGAGCTTTGTTTCTTTAATAATATTATAAAGTATGCAAAACCTCTTCCTTCAAATCCTAACAATCAGAATATAACTATTTTTGATGGCACTGGAACTAATGGTTGCTGGAATCCAGTATATAGTGGTGATTCAGGCTCCATGCTTCTTGCAGACATAAACGGAACTATTAAAATTATAGGACTGGTATTTGCAGGATCGGTAGGTGGTTATACTAATACTAATCAACCTTTATTTACATATGGATTTGCATGTAGAATAGATTTTGTAGCAGAACAGTTAGGTATTTCTCAGTACACTAGTGGTAATCTTATGGTAGACACCTCAACCATAGAGTTTATAACTGTTCCTGGTGTAAGTACTGAAAAGATAGTATATTGTGACGGAGAGGAGTATTGGCAGATGGGATTAACAGATTCATTAGCTAATGATTGTGGTAGTGTACCACCAACTACAACAACCACTACTACAAATGTATCTGTTATTGGATGTAGTCAACCTTTTGACTTTGATGCTCCGGAAGGATTCCCAGGAATAAGCACTGGAAATGGAGTCAAGACACTAAGTAATGGATTTGTATTAACTACAAGCACAGAAGGATCAAATTGTAATCCTACATATGTACCACTTGAACCTGGATTAGTTCCTAATGCTAATTCTATGTGTCCAGATTTCCCTGGTTTTAGAAATAGACAATGGAATAATCAAGGACCACAAGGTATAGGAAATAGTAGTCAATGTACTAAGTTCACAATGGACTTTGATTATGGAGTTTCTGCAATAGCATTTACATGTGTAGGGATAGGATATGTTACTCCACCTCTTCAATACGAAGTGGTAGAAGTTTCATCCACTGTGCCTCTTGGAATAGAATTAATCTACGCATGTAATGATTTTGTAGTTGAAAATATGGGAGATGGAACAGTTAGATTTAAAGGTAGACCAGGACAACCTCTTAAAAGTGCTAGCGGATTATTTAGCATTTATCCTACCAATCCTGCTGACAAAATAGATACATTGGTTTTCCAACATATAGGGGATAGCTTAGCTGGTTGTAGTATTGATTTCTATCTATGTCCAGATGATCAATTACCTACTACAACAACAACAAGTAGTAGTTCTACAAGTACTAGTACATCAACTAGCACTAGCACTTCTACTAGTACAAGTACAAGTACCAGTACAAGTACCAGTACGTCTACTAGCACCTCTACTAGCACCTCTACTAGTACTTCTACCAGTACAACAACAAGTACACCTCCTTCACAATTTAGTGTGACGTGTAATGATTATAGTTTACTTGGTACTCCAACAGGAGCAGGAGGTAGTTTTAGATTCCCTGGTCATTCTGGTACTGTTCCTGTAATAGGTTTCGGTATTGGTGGTGCAGGAGGAAGTGGCTTTAGTGGAACTTATAGTTCAATACCTCAAGATGGAGATATATTAAGATGGGAACTAGAAGCTTTTAATAATGCAGGTGACCCTGTTACTGAACCACTCTTGATGGGATTTGAAGTTGAGAAAGATGGTGTTAATATTTACACACAAGCACTTACATTTGTAGCAATCAACTCGTCAATTAGTACAGGATTCCAAGACATTACTTATTCTAGAGATTCACAGTATGACTTTATAGTAAATATTGAACAAACAACAACAACAACTACTACAACAGTTGCTCCTGCCACTTATATTCTAACAAGTAACACTCCAAGTTTACTAGATAGTACACAAGGTGCTGAAGTAATTTTAACTCTTGATGGAACCCCTTCGTTTACTGAAACTATTACATCTGGAACTCCTACGGTTTCAGGTTCTTTTGATAGTAGTGCTGTTGATGGACTTACTATGTTATATAACATGACAGGATATAATAATACAAGTAATGCCCAAAACTTTACCTTTCAAATGTTTGTAGATAATGTTCTGAAATTTACAGATGGACCTACCTTAATTTTTGGAGGTAGTCAAGATTCAACAGGATTCCAATTTATCCCTAACCCTCCAGCTTATCAGCGTGGTTCAGAATATAAATTTGTAGTAGACATAGCTCAGACAACCACTACTACAACCACTGTTCCACCTACCACTACAACCACTACAACTGAACCAACAATTACATGGACATGGGAGTTTGAAGGTGTAGAACCTAGTACTACTAAAGCATGGAGAAATTCAACACTTGAGATATTTGTAGATAATGTTTCAGTAGTAGGTCCTTTAACATTTACTTCAGGTAGTCCTACTGGTACAGGAACATTTACAGCACCTATAGGAGGTAAAATAGAACAAACTATTACTACAAGTAATAATCCTGCAACATATCCTGTATATATAGAAACAGAAAAATACAAAGGAACTGTGTCTGGAGGAGTAACTCTTGAAACTAGTGATGAAGAATTTATAGTACCTAACGGAAGTGGTTCAAGTACATTAACTTCAACAATCGTATCCGCTAGCCCAACAGATCCAAAACTAAAATATAAACTTAATTGTAGTGCTGCTCAAACTTCTAGTATACTAGTTTCTATAGAAGATTCTGAAGATAGTTCATCGCCACAACTAATAAATATATCAGATAATACAACAGCACTCACTTTCTTTGAAAAGTCTGCTGATCCTTCAGACAATGGTTTATATACCAATGAGTATTTTATTGAAGGTCATCAATATTTAGCTGAAATGACTTACAAGAAAGGATCTCCTGGAGACAACGATACAATTAATCTAAGCACTAGTGGAGGAGGTTCTACTGCTCAATCAGATACAGACACTGGTGTTGCTGAAACACTAATAGGACCTGTTAGCTCAACATTTACAGTATCAAATGTAGCGTCTGGTCCAGTATCAATATCATTCGAACAAACCTCACCATAAGGTGAACAAATAAAATTATAAAATTATGTCAACACAAAATTGCTCAAACTGTTACAACGGCTGCACTGAGATCACCTCAGACAAGTGCGTTAAATATACAGGTGTAGACGTTCCTATATTAGGGATAAAAAATGGAGACTCTCTATCTTATGTAGAGCAGGCTTTGATTACCTTTTTAGGTTCTGCACTTGATGGCACAGGTATACAACCTGTTGTCCCTTCCTCAGATATATGTCCTGTAGTACAGGGTTATCTGGATGATTGTAGTCCATTATCTTTGAATAACTACCTTACAGGTATTATTAAAACTATATGTGACTTAAATGAACAAATAGTAAATCTTGAATCTGCTTCCGGTATTTCAGGAACTGGACAGTCTACTCCCTACAACACTCAATGTTTGACAGGAGTCTCAGATAATACTAGCACTAGAAATGTACTAGAAAGAACGATAGTAAAGTTATGTGATGTTGAGCAGTCATTAAATACTTTTATTACAGATGTTACCACTAACTATGTAAAAATTGTTGACATAGATACATACATAGCTAACTTTTTAAATAATAATCCACAACAACAACTTATCAGTAATAGGATGGTTCCTTTTGCTGCTGTTCCTTATTTCGGATCATTAAATGTATTTGATTCATCTGGAGCTGGTATAGGTGTATGGGAGAGAATCTTTCTATGTAATGGACAAAATGGAACACCAGATCTAAGAGGTAGAGTTGTTGTAGGAGCTACATCGATGGGTAGTACTGTCATGGCTTCAGAGGTTGATCCTGCTGTAACAGGCAACCCTGCGTATGACTTAAATACAACTCATGGTGTAAATACTATTACACTAACAGCTGCTCAAATACCAACTCACACTCACAATGATGTAGTAACTGCTGTGTTAAATCCTGCAAGTCACGAACATCAAGTAGCAACTTTAAATGATACTGCTACCGTAGTTCCTCCTACAAGTAGTACAGCTGTTCAAGCTTTATATTCTACTACTGTAAATGGAAGTTACACTTTAGCAGGTGCTACAGATGCTGCAACAGTTGGAAAAAGTAGTACTGTAACTCAAAGTGTAGATGTAACAGTAGTACCTGGTGCAACTGGAGGTGGAGGAGAACATAATAACTATCAACCTGGAGTTGGATCATATTACATAATATTCATACCTTAATACTATAAACAATGGCATACTTACCTACAAATCCTTGTTGCACAGAAGTGGTGGTGAATAGTCCATGTGGATGTACTAGTACACACACTAATGAGTGTGGAACCACAGGACATTTATCTAAATCTATTGTATACAATGGACCAACATTACCTTGTTCTAATGCAGAACCATGTGATGATTTAAACGTTGTTTTGTCTAAAATTGACGAACTTCTTTGTGTGTTGAAGAATCAACAAACATCAAATACATCAGATATTGCTGCTATGAAACAACAAATAATAGATATAAATAATACATTAACTAGTTGTTGCCCATAATGGAAGCATTACTAACATTAACTGTCGCAGGAAATAATACCGGACCTTTCAAACTCTATTCAGATGTTGATGGGTTTGCAAATCCTTTTGAGACTGGTGTTTTAAAGTCAGATCTAGTATCTGGGTATCTAACTGCAACTATTCCTGACTACACTAGAGTGGTAAGAGTAGAGAATGACACTACTGTTAGTATATGTACTAATTCTACAGACATTGTGTTGCAAGAAACAACCACAACAACCACAACAGCACCATAACTATGGCACTAATAGAAATAACATTAACGATAGACGGACAAGCAGGACCATTTGATTTATTTTCAGATGTAGATAACTATGTATCAGCTTTTGATACTCAAGTTCCAGCTACTGCTATGGAGGCAGGATACTTAGTGGAAGCTCCAGATGGGACAACTAATGTCAAGGTGTGCTCTACCGGTGTTTGTGAAAACTGTATTATATTACCAACAAACTGTCCTACTACAAGTACTACGACTAGTACTTCAACTAGTACGACATCAACTTCAACTAGTACTACTAGTTCAACAACAACAATTAAAGAAGTTAAACTTAACTGGGAGCTTATAACAAATACTCCAAGTTCGTTAACTGCTATTGAACCACAATCATCACAACTTAAAATTGATGTTAATGGAAACAATGTAGTAGATGCAACAATTACAGGTAATGCTAATTCACAAAGTGGACAAATAACTGTAGCTGTAGGAGATGTAGTATCTGCGTCACTAGAAACAGATAGAACTGGTACTTATAACTTTATACATAGTATTGCTAAAAATGGTGTATTATATCAAGCACAAGACACTTGTTTCTTCTGTGTTGATAATTTTGTTACACTAATGTCTCCTGATTATACTGAAAGTGGTTCGGTAGATCCTGTAGCTTTCTCATTTGTAGCTGATACTTATAAAGAAGAAACAACAACTACCACTACAAGTAGTAGCACTTCTACCAGTACTTCAACAAGTACTTCTACTAGTTCTACAACTACAAGCACTACAACATGTGACTGTAGTCTAGGTACAGGAACAGCTATTGTAACTCAAGGTACAACAACAACAAGTACTAGTAAAATTCCAACCACTTCAACCACTACAACTATTAGTATGAACCTATATGCTGGAATTAGAACTCAAACTGGTCGAGTAGCAACAGGTTGTAATGATTTCTTATCTAATTTTGTATGGAAAAGTGGAGTGTCAGAAGTTCCTGCAATAGGAGATTTCATATTCACGAACTCAGGTGGAGGTAGTACATTTAATGGACAAAACTTATTCTATGGATATCAAGCAGCAGTTTCAACACCAGATCCTATCACTTACAATATTAAAATAGATCAATTTGGAGAAATAATAGAATCCACTCCTTGTAACGCATAAAAAAAATAGATAATTATGGCTATAGGTACATTAACAATAAACGTAAAATTAAACAATCCAGGAGCTTGTGCAGGTCCTTGTAGTTTATATAGTAATGCAGATAGTTACACTGTTCCTCTTGCAACAGGTATATCAATTACTGTGTTAACTAGTCCTGTAGGATATAATATTGATGTTCCAGACGGTGGACTTCTTTCACCTACAGTATTGAGAGTTGTAAACGACCATGTTAGTTGTAATCAAAATTATATAGATATTCCAATTCAGTTTTAATTATGAAGACAATAGTAATACAGGCTAGTCATGTAGGAGATGATGCTGGACCTTTTAACTTGTTTTCTCAAGTGACTGGTTTTACAGAAGCATTTGAAACCGGTGTTTCAAAAAGTCAACTACTTGCTGGATTTGTATCTTATAACGTTCCTGATGGAACAACAGTTGTTAGAGTTAGATCTGCTAGTCCTGAGTGTACAAACTATAAAGATGTGGATATTGATACTCCACCAGAGTGTCCAGATCAAACATTAGTGTTTCAGATATGTAACTCTAATGCTGAGAAAGATGATAACTTTGCTATAAAGTTGAATGGAATAACAATAGGAGCTGTTAATTTGAATGCATTCGCACAAATAGGATCTGTATTTATAGCCAGTACTACACCTAAAATAATTACACAACCAGACTTTCCATGCCCCTTAGGTAACATGCAGATATACACCTTTAATCCTGATCTTCTATCTCAAAGAAATACGATAGAGATGAAGAATATAGGAAACAATGGAAATGGAAACTATGGAACATTACAGATTAGAAATTATGAAAACGTTACCCCAGGCAATGCATTGATAAACCCTTGCTTTGTTAAGAACTTTGTTTTTAGTGGAGGTAGTGGAGAAGACTTTGAGTTTGAGTTCATTTATAATAGTTGCTGTGGTGGTACACCGTAATAAAAAAGTCCTTTTTTGTTGGTTTTAAAGGACTTCTCCCAGGGGCTTTTTGCCCCTAGGGAGTTTTTATTTATAACCAAACTAATTATAAAGAATAACTTCGGTAGTTAAGTTTTTTATGTAAAATGAAATAATTTATCTATCTTTGAGATATTTTCTAATTAAATACGATATATATGTCTGAGAATCAGAGTCTTCTTGACCAACTAAAAGAGTTGTTGAGAAGAAAAAGAAGCGAACAGTGGTATGCTGATAAACTAGGTATCACAATCGAAGAAGTAAAAGAACTAAAAAAGGAACTTAAGGGTAAGAAGTATGAAGAGGGAGATAAGTTTCTAGACAGTGCAACCAACAGTAAACAATTTGAAGAAGCAGTAAGAAAGGTTAGCAACGAACAAGGAACAATAGAAAGCACAATAACTCTAGACTTTGAACCCAAAAGTGATATAGAGTTAGCTGAATTACACAAGATAGATCTAGATAGGTATGTTATTACAAACTATTGGTCTAAGGTTCTTCCCAGTGGGAAGTTCACATCTTCAGTCTTTTCTAGAAGAAAAGGCCCAAAAGATTATACAGCTGATGATTTCAGCAAGTTCTTAGAGAACTATAAATCAAACTACATTCCAATCCCTTCACCAGTCAAAGATGAATCAAAACTCTGGGCAGATGTTGAGTTATCCATTTCGGATTACCACTTAGCCAAGAGACATGTAGATGGAGATAATGATCCAGTTACAAGAGTGATGAGATTCTTTGATGTTGCGGAGAACCTAACAGAAAAGGTTAGATCAGTTTATGATATAAATAAGATAGTCTTTCCTATATCGAATGACTTCTTTCACACAGATAACTATCATAAGTCTACTACCAATGGTACTCCTCAGGATATAATGATGGACTATGCTACAGAGTATGAACAAGGATTTAATGTTCTAGTTGATACAATCAAAATGCTAAAAGCAAACTGTGAGCATGTAGAAGTTATACTTGTACAGGGTAATCATGACAGAACAAAAGGTTTTTATTTGGCTCACGCTTTGGATATATATTTTAAAGCTGATGATAATATAACTTTTGTAAGAGAAGACGGTCTGGTAAAAGCTACTGTAGTGGGTAATACATTTATTGGTTTCCATCATGGTAACTGTAAAATTGATGCTCTACCTCTATTGTTTGCAACACATCCAACCTATAGTAAATGGTTTGGAGATGCTACATATAGAGAAGTACATACAGGTGATAAACATCACTACATGGCTAAGGAGATAAAAGGGGTTAGAATACAACAGATGCCTAGTTTATCTGGAGCAGATAGATGGCATAAAGATAATAACTTTGTACATAGTGTACGAGCTGCTCTAGCTTTAGTCTATGATAAGAAGGTAGGTAAAGTAGCTGAATTTGAAGAAAGAATATAATGGCACCAAAATTAAAACCAAGCACAAAAGAATACGAAAGAGATTCAAGAGGTAGAATGACACAAAGGTGGAAATGGAAACATTACACAGTTTCAAGTACTTCTACTGCTGAACTCGAAAAACTATTAGTTAGTCCCTCTATGACAAGAAAAAAGAATGTCATTCAAAGGGAGCTTGAAAAACGAAAATTATGGCAACATTAAGAAAATTAGTATCTGATGTGCGAGCTACGCACAAAATTTTATCGACTGATGCACTTATCACAGATAGAGCTATTGCTTCTGAGATAAGAAATCAATCTCAAATGTTGATAAAAAGAGAAACTAATTTAAGAAAGTTATGGGCTAGTGATACATTATACACTACCATTCCTTGCTTAGAGATGAAGGAAGTTCCGATCTCTGAGTGTTGTGACTATGCAGATGATTGCACAGTATCAAGAACTATTAATAAGTTACCAAGAATAGCAGAAGGTAACTATCAATATGTAATACAGGGTGTTTATTCCATAGATGCTATGGGAGGACAAGGCACCAAACTAAAAGAAATAACAATTAATAGATACTTAAATCTATTGAAACTACCTGTAGTAAAGAATGATTATTACTTCTGGATCTCTAACGGATATCTATATGTAAACAATCCTTTACTAAAGGCAATTAGAATGGCTGCATTTTTTGAAGAAGATGTGCCAAGTGAAGTATTGTATCCAGAATGTGGATGCGGTGGTGATGTATCAGATGAGGAGTTTTGCATAAATCCTTTAGACAAAGAGTATGCATTACCTGGTTATCTAGAGTCTTCGACTTTAGGACTAGTATCTCAGAAGCTACTAGCTACATACTTCCAAATTAAAACCGACATGACTCAAGAGGGTATAGATGGACAATCTCCAAATGCCCAACCGACTCAATAACAATTATATATGTCAAGAGTAGCAGTTGACTGGCGAAGTGCAAGTAAAAAGAATTACGAGGACTTCTGTAAGAAGCACCCTTTAATATCTCTAACTTTCGATGAGTGGAGAAATATTATCTATGGCTTCAATGAATCATTCAAATACTACATACTTGAGACAGGAGAGAAAGAAAAACTACCCACAGGATTTGGAGAGTTTTCAATAAATAAAAAGAAAAGAAGAAGAACTAAAGGTGTCAACGGAAAAGAGTTTGTAAACCTACCTATTGATTGGCAGAAAACTAGAGAAAAAGGAAAAGTTATATACAACTTCAATTACCATACTGAAGGATACTTTTTTGGATGGATGTGGTTTAAGTCAACCGCTAGATTTAGAAACTCAGATCTATGGTACTTTAAACCTTCAAGAAGAACGTCAAGAGACCTTTCTCACTATTTAAAAGCAGACCCTAAATATCAACACATCTATCATGAATGGAAAAAATAAGTTATGTCATACTACTATAAATACGATTTTGTATCCCCAGAGCCTCTATATGCTACAGTAAAAGAAGAGCTTAAAAGTTATTTTGATACTGGTGCTGTAGATGATTTATTATTTCCTACCTATCTAGACAAGTGTCTAAGAAAGATGGGCAGAACAACCTATAAAATTACTACAGAAGTATTGTTTGTCGAAGACTTTGAGGCAAGACTTCCTGATAACTTTCATGCTGTTAGAGAAGCATGGATGTGTGCTGTAATTCCAGGGAACCCTTATCCAGCAGCTTCATCATTCTACAGTCAAGCTGCTAATGCTACTACTATTCAAGTTGCACCTCTAACCATAGGTGGTACACCATGTACTAATCCTGAGTGCCAACATCCTAGTTGTGATGGTACATGTATGCCTGAAATAGTACAAGCTGTGTACAAAACAAACAGTGAAATACCTAGAGCATATAGAAGAACTTACTTGTTAAAACCAGGTAATATATCAGCACGTAAAAGTTGTGATGTGTCATACACAAACTCTTGGAATGACTATAATCAACTAGCTTTATCTGGACGTGACTTTACACCAGGATCTTCTTCCTATGACTCATTTGATGTAAGAGATAACAAGTTCGTTACAAACTTTAGAAAAGGTGTAGTGCACTTAGTATTCTATTCTACTGATTATGATAAGATAGGTAATCAATTAGTCCCAGACAATTATCGTGTAAGAGAGTATATTGAATCCTATATAAAATTTAAAGTATTTGAAACATTAACAAACCAAACCAATGATGAAACTTTTAATCAGCTACAAACTAAATTAGCTTACCATAAGCAAGTGATGGACGAAGCGTGGATACTTGCAGAAACAGAACTTAAAAAACAAACAGCTTATCAGAAACAAAGAAGAGTTGTTACAGATCTTAATCGAAACAATATGTATGAATTACCTGATGCAAAATCTCAAGCCTCAGGAAGATATTCAAATCTATATTGGTGGAGACGTAATGGATGGAGTTAATTAATAGTATATGGCTACTAGAAAAGAAATAGAAGACGCAAAAAAGAAAAAAGCTGCTGCGGCTAAAAAGGATGATAAGGCTCAGAAAGGTCAGGTAAGACTTGAGTTTAATCAAGCTATGACTGGTCTGAATATGGACAGCACTGTCAATCAAGTAAAGACAGGTAGTCTTACTTATGCCTTAAATGCCACTGTAGAAAACTTTGATTCTAGTTCTGTTAACTATCAGAACGAACCTGGTAATGAACCATGTTTGACTTTTCCTGATGGTTATGAGTTGATTGGAAAGTATACTATTCCTGAGAAAAAGAAAAACATATTCTTCTTAGTAAACCCCTCAACTGGTGATAGTGAGATTGGCTTCATGTTTAATAATGATTGTCAATATCAAACATTAGTAAATGCTCCATGTCTGAGATTTACTATTAACAATCCTATTCATAAAGTGGTACATAGGATAACCAACTGTACTACTGAGATATACTGGACTGATGGAATAAATCCAAGAAGATATCTAGATATAGATAACATTCCTTATATCATTGATCCTAATTCAGATCCTGGATGTGATCCGGTATACACTGATCAGTTAGATTGTAATCAACTTAAAATACAACCTGATTTTGATATTCCTTTCGTAGAGGTACATAAGGTAGTAAATGCAGGAAGTTTAGTTGCTGGAACATATCAGTTTGCTGTTCAATACGCTGATGCAGCTGGTAGTGATTTAACGTCTT